TTGTATGCACAGGCAACTAAGCATCTAAATTTTTAGATAGGCATATAACATAGGCAACTTAACAAGGAGAAACACTATGGCATCATTAGCAGAAATCAGAGCACGACTACAGGCAGCAGAAAGCAACAAAGGCGGACAAGGTTCGCAAGGTGGCGGAGACAAATCGATCTACCCGCACTGGAACATGGAAGAAGGCCAATCGGCTACACTACGCTTCCTCCCTGATGGTAACACAAAAAACACATTCTTCTGGCAAGAACGAGCAATGATTCGTTTGCCTTTCAACGGCATCAAAGGAGAGATGGATTCCAAGCAGGTTATGGTACAAGTACCCTGTGTTGAGATGTGGGGCGATGCTTGTCCAATCTTGGCAGAAGTACGTACATGGTTCAAGGACAAGAGCCTTGAGGACATGGGTCGTAAGTACTGGAAAAAACGCAGTTATATTTTCCAAGGCTTTGTTCGCGAGAACCCAATTAGCGACGACAAAACACCAGACAATCCTATTCGCCGATTCATTATCGGTCCTCAACTGTTTACACTTATTAAAAGTGCGTTGATGGATCCTGAGTTGGAAGAATTGCCAACAGACTTGATGCGTGGTCTGGACTTCCGCATTACCAAGACCAGCAAAGGTGGCTATGCTGACTACAACACTAGTAAGTGGGCACGTAAGGAATCTGCACTGACAGAAACTGAACAAGCCGCAATCGAAGCACATGGTTTGTTTGACTTGAGCACATTCTTGCCCAAGCGTCCAACAGACGTAGAGTTGAAAGTGATCAAAGAGATGTTTGAAGCATCTGTAGATGGTCAGCCGTACGATACAGAACGTTGGGGTCAATACTTCCGCCCAGCAGGAGTTGGCGCTCCTCAAGGTGGCAGCACAGAAGAAGCCGCAACTCCAGCAGTGGCAGCACCTGTAGCACGTACCGCAACTCCTGCTCCTGTGGCAGAATCGGCACCATGGGAAGAAGACGCTGCCGAAGCAGCCTCTGCACCAATTGCAACACCCAAGCCAACACAAAATGCACAAGACATTTTGGCCATGATTCGTAGCCGTCAAAAGTAAAACACTTTGGCATCGCACAGAGGGGGAACCCTCTGTGCATTTCTTTTTACATAGGCAAAATATGGGAAAACCATTTGACATTTCAAAATTCCGTAAGGAAATTACTAAAAGTATTGACGGCCTCTCAATCGGCTTCAATGATCCCACAGACTGGATCTCCACAGGCAACTATGCCCTAAACTATCTTATCTCTGGCGACTTCAATCGTGGCATTCCACTGGGCAAGGTCACTGTGTTTGCCGGTGATTCTGGTGCAGGAAAAAGTTATATCTGTTCAGGCAACATTGTGAAACATGCTCAAGAGCAAGGCATTTTTGTGGTGTTGATTGATAGTGAAAACGCACTCGACGAAGACTGGCTCAAGGCCTTGGGCGTTGACACTGGACCAGATAAACTGCTCAAGTTGAGCATGGCCATGATTGACGACGTAGCAAAAACTATTTCAACATTCATGAGCGACTACAAGACCTTACCGGACGGCGAACGTCCTAAAGTTCTTTTTGTTATCGACTCACTCGGTATGCTGTTGACACCTACTGATATAAATCAGTTCGACAGCGGTGACCTAAAAGGCGACTTGGGTCGCAAGCCTAAAGCTCTAACTGCCTTGGTTCGTAACTGCGTCAATATGTTTGGTAGCTACAACGTTGGCTTGGTTTGTACCAACCACACATACGCAAGCCAAGACATGTTTGATCCAGACGACAAGATCAGCGGTGGGCAAGGTTTCATCTATGCAAGCTCAATTGTGGTTGCCATGAAGAAAATGAAACTCAAAGAGGACGAGGATGGCAACAAGGTGTCAGAAGTCAACGGTATTCGTGCAGGCTGTAAGGTCATGAAAACACGCTATGCCAAACCCTTTGAAGGTGTGCAGGTCAAGATTCCCTACACCACAGGCATGAGCCCTTATTCAGGTCTAGTGGACTTGATTGAAAAGAAAAACTTGCTCAAGCGTGAAGGCAACAGCCTGGTGTTTACAACTAGCCAAGGTGAGATTATCAAGAAGTTCCGCAAGGCCTGGGAAAAGAACGATGATGGATGCTTGGACACAGTAATGAAAGACTTTGCGAATCAGAAGGAAGAGGTAATTACAGTTGAGGAGGACGCTGAATGAGCGAAGCAATAGCCGCAGAAATGTGGGGAGAACTCAAACGTTTTGTAAACACAGTAGATCGCGCCGAAGCTGCTGAAACTGTGGTGCAGATTTTGATGGACAATGACAGCGATGTAGAAGATATTCGAGATGCATTCAAAGGCGACTCGGATATCAAACGTGCATTAACTGCATATCTTGACAACGACAAAGATTACGTTGAAGAAGATGCAGATGAAGATGAAGATTTTGACGATTTCAACGACGAAGACTGGGAAAATTAATGCCCTCAAAATACTTCCCGATTGACTCACAAACCAGTTGTAGGTCAAAGTGGTCGTGGAGCACATTATATCTAAATCAGGGAACTACAGCATCGTGTCATAGATCCAGCTCTTCAAGCATACCAGAAAAATTTGAAGACTTTCATAATACCCCTGTCAAAGTACAAGACAGGGGTATCATGATACAGTCGCAATGGCCCGGCAACGGTTGCGAATATTGTCGTGACATTGAACACAGCGGTGGCACAAGTGATCGCATGTTTCAAAATCAAATTCCAGATGTATATCCTAGAGAACTTGATCAAGATGCTACACTAACCGTGATAAACCCTGTGGTGTTAGAAGTATTTTTTTCTAACACTTGTAACTTGTCATGCGTTTACTGTACTGCAAAGGTTAGTTCATCAATACAGGCCGAAAATAAAAAGTTTGGTGGTGCAATACTTCCTGAATTAAATTTTGAATATGTTGACAACAAATACCGCGAGCTGGCACCCAAGTTCTGGTCGTGGTTTGAAACAAACAGTCAGACACTTCAGAGATTGCAGATCTTGGGCGGAGAGCCGTTTTTACAAGATGATGTTTTGAAGTTGATTAATTATTTTGATCATCATCCTCACCCGGATCTAGAGTTTAACTTGGTCACTAATCTTATTTTACCAACCAAAGTAATACAGCCCATACTAGAAAAACTAAGAGATCTAAAACACAAAAACAAATTAAAAAGAATTGATATTCAAGTCAGCGTTGACTGTTGGGGTCAATCACAAGAATACATACGTCATGGTTTCAAGTTAGATACTTTTGATCGTAACATGGCATTGTTATCGACTATAACTTCGTTGTCAATTCGAGATATGCCTGACTTGGCTCAAAAATACAATCAATGGTGTAGCAAACAAAAAATATTTTGGTACATGCATTTGGTATTGCCTAACAATCAGAGTGTGTTTGATCCTACTATTTTTGATTACTCTGTGTTTGACTCCAGCCTAGAACTTGTGTATAATTTACTACCCAAGGAAACATGGGACGATAAAACAACACTTGAAAGCTTCGATGGCATTGTGTCTAAACTAAAAACAAACTGTAAAACTGATGTTGATCGCCAACAGACTCTGTTGCAGTATCTTGATGCCAACGATCATAGAAGAAACACCAAATGGAAAGATGTTTTTTCCTGGCTAACAATAGGATAACACATGTGGTATAGTAAAGTTACGGCCAATCTTGGCCTCATACCAGACTTCATACAACACTACGAGAATGAGTTGGATCTAGCCAAACGAGACTGTAAGATTGGCGGTGTGGTGGAAAAAAATATCACAGCCTTGCCGGGAATTACAGAGCATAGATTTAATCAGTTGCAAGAAATTGAAGCGGTGCTTAATTTCCTCAACATTCAGCTCAGGAAAATACGCAGAAAGCACTTTCAAAAATATTTAGAAGGCTATGCACGAGCACTAACCAGCCGTGATGCTGAAAAGTATGTGGATGGTGAAGACGAAGTAATTGACTATGAAACCATCATCAATGAAGTTGCATACTTGAGAAATCGATGGTTGGGTGTCATGAAGGGCCTGGATACCAAACAGTGACAAATGGGTCATATTGTTCGC